GAAATAAAAAAAACGGGAGAATACATGGTTTTTATTTGTTCTCCGGATTTCAATTCTTTAAAAGACAAGATTCTTAGACTTTCTGCTGTTTTGAGAATTGTCGAGAATAACGGGAGATCATATCGTTTCCAAGAATCGGAAGTCCGTAAATTCACCAAGTCTATAGAAAAAAACGGTTCTGATGCTAAGTTTAAAAAGGGAGACGTTATAAATGTACGGGAAGGATATCTTAAAAATCTATATGGATTGGTTGTCGGCAAAAACCGTGAAGGATCTAAAATAAAGGTGCTTTTCAAGTTCTATATCAGGTCATTCATTAGAGAATTTTCTCCGAAAGAATTAAGATTTGAAAAATCTATTTTCAAAGAGATGCCATGCAACATGACTAATCAGGAATGGTTTAAACGTTTTCTGTAATTCTGGGGGTATAAACGATGTCAATTCAGGTCAGCTATGTCGGTGGAGATGTTGAAAACTATAAGGATATTTCCGTAGAAGGGGAAGCCGAACAGTTTTTAACCGTTGAAAATGTCAAATACTTTAGGACTCTTTTTTCTTTTTTGAATCCGAAAGACAGGGATATACTTTACCTGATATTCCTATCTCGAAAAAAACAAACCGAAGTCCAGGATATTTTGGAAAGGGGACAATCAAGCCTGTGTTATGATATAAAACAGATAAGGAAAAGATTGAAATGTATTTCATACCTTAAATCCGTTTCTGATATCTTTGTTGAATTTTTGGAAAAGGATGCTTCGAAATACTTCAATGAACAGGAAAAGGCGATTCTTACGATGTTATTCTTTTCTACATCATACATCTGTACGGCAGAAGTTCTCAAAATGTCTCAAGTTAAAGTCTCTTCAACTTTTGAAAAATGTCTTGAACGACTTCTGAAAAAAAAGATTTGGCCGATATATGAAATCTTTTACACGATAGGGAAAAACTTGAATATAATCAAAAGGACTTATCGAAGGAACGGTTTAATCTTGGATGCTATCATGGATTAAAAGACAGTTTTTTTGATATTAAAACAAGGATATAGGTAAAGAAGAGGTCAAATATGTCTAAACTTTCTAAAGAATTGGCAGAAATCAAGAAGCGCATAGCTAGCGTCAGCGTCAGTAATTCCGTTTCGGAAGACGATTCATTGTGTGAAAATTTCCGCTGGCATTCAAGTCTCGGAATTGATTGTATACTTGGAAACAATAAGAGGCTCGTCAAAGAACTTCCGAAGGATTCGGAATATGTAAAAAGAATGTTTGTCGCTGCTGGTAAAAGGAGAGACGGAGGGAGTGTTTTGGTCCATAAACTTCGTCATTGCCTATGGGAAATGAGTGACGATAATTCCTTTATCAGGCCGGTTCACGCGTCGGACATATTAACCCTTCAAGATTTAGAAGACGACATTACAACAATTGAAACCGAGGCATAATCATGAATTTCATACAGAAGATTAACGAACTTAAACCCGATTTTTCATGGATGGAAGAAAATGATTCCTATGATGTAAAAAAGAATGAAAGGAACCCTTTTGACTGTAAAGATGAACTTGAGAAACAGTGGAATGGTGATTTTATACCTTCTTCTGAACCAGAAGGATCTATGAAAATGATGAGAAATGCTAAACAGAAAATCATTCAGTCCGTAAGAAACATGATGAATGCAGGATGTAAAATCGACGTTATTAAGTCAAGGATTTCCCAAAATAACAAGAAAGAAATTGTCGCGCTTTTTAAACCGGATATCGAAAAACAATTAAAACTTTATGGATCTGTAGGTCGTTTCATACTAGATGCCAGAGGTTACAATTCTTGCAAAGAAGCATTTGAATCGGCGGTAAAAAATCCATATCGTAAGCATTTCGGATACGTATTGGGGTGCTCTTGCAAAGAACACGCAAAAATAAACAGAATGCCTAAAACGGAGAACTTAGATTTCAAAATTAAAGAAGGTCCTATGGATATGGTTGCTTCCTGTTTAAATGATGATTACGTGAAGAAAGAATATTTCGCCTGTATTCCGACATCTTTGGTTCTTATTGCCGGTGCAGGGGATATTGATGAAAAATGGGCTGGAGACACCATGATTGATGTCATGAATGCTGGTTTTGACAATAAAGACGGGAACGAAGATGTTATAAAGAAAATTACGGCAAGTTGTGATAAACCTTATGACAGGCTTAAGAAGTTCTTCCTGGCTTTTGAAAACGGAATCAACGTAGAAGAAAAGTTTGAGGCAAACCCAGAAGACATATTTACCACTACATCACAAGATGTTGAAATACCTGAAATTGAAGTTAAAACACCTGAAATAGAAATTCCTGTCAGGTCAGACAATATCAGCCTTCGTGATGATTTAGAAACCGTGGAATTAGAAGATATGGAAAATAATCAGATGGGTATAAAATTATTTGAAGACGCTGAAAATATTCCTGTTTCTGAAGGAGCCGCCACTTCAATTGAAATCGATGTTTCAGAAGAAAATTCTAGTCTAGAAGGAATCGGAAATGTTGATGTTGACATGGGATTTTCTAGTCCGGATGAAATAAATATTCCGGAATCGGAAGGAAACCTCCAAGTAGGATTTTCTGAAGGATTTTCTGAAGATATTAAAATTCCAGAAGAAGAAGATTTTGAAATACAGTTTTAAGGACAAAAAATATGGATGAAAATATAGACCGTCAAGAAATCACGGTCTTAAATTCAGAATTACCCGCAACGACAAAAGACAAACTTTCCTATAAAAATAAGAAAATTAGAGAATTTTACAACGGGCAGACTCTTACAGAAAAACTTGCATCAAAAGATATGACTCTTGAAGATATCCTTGATTCACTTGTTTCTGAATATGTAAGGGAAATTGACAACCTTGCTGGTAACATTGCGATGGCTGATGAAATTGGGAATATAGAAAGTTCTTCAGTCATTTCTACGAAAAGAGCAGAAATAGTAGATAAGATGCTTAAAGCTTTCATGGCAAGGAAAGAATTTGACGCCCAATCGAGCATCGATGTGAATTCTCCTTCAATGAAAATAATTTGGAGGTTTTTCATGATGAAATGTCAGGAAAGCTTTGCCAAGTCTGGTTTTAGCATCGAAATCTCAAACATTTTCTTTCAAAATCTAACCGAAGTCATGGGGGATTGGAGAAAGGAACTAAAACGGCAGATAGCCGAAATAAAAACATGAGGTATGTATGACGGATATCATCGAATTCACGAAAAGTCTTGGAATAGAACTTGGCATAGGACAGCGCATGTTCCTTAAGCTTGCTTACGGCATGGAATTTGACGACAGTGTTTTATATGAGGTAGAAGACCCTTTAAAAGTCTATGAACCCCGTCAGATGACGGAAAAACAACTGTTTAAACATTTGTCTGAAAACAACATCTTGTTCGGTGAAAAAAACAGTAGATTAGTTTCTGCTGTTTGCGGTAGGCGTTCCGGGAAGACACTACTAGGATCTCTTGTCATGGCATACGAATTGGAAAGTTTCTTAAGGAAAAGTAAAGATCCCTGCAAAGAATATCACTTTGTATCTGGTTCAAAATTCTTTTTCAGTTTCTTTGGTCCTAACCTCAATTCTTCTTGTTTCATATTGGATACATTTTTAAATCTCGTGAGACTAAATCCGTTCTTAGAGTCGAGAATAGGGTCGAAGACGTTTGACAGTGTTGTCTTCTTAACCGAAGAAGATATTGAAAAGGGACGAAAAGGAACGGTTGTCGTTGATTCCAATTCTTTCGGACCCGCTTCTGTTCGGGGTAAAAACTACTATATGGTGGTGATGGATGAAATTGAATCCTGTTTTGATTTTAAAAAGGTCTTTCAATTGATATGCCCATCATTGCTTCGGTATTCGGACAATCTTAATTTTACCTTTTCATCAAGGAAAAATTTAGGAAATCCGATGACGAGCTTTTGCAATCCAAGGTTTATCTTTAGATCAGAGACTACGTTAATGAACCCGAGAAGTCTTTCTGGAAATGATGTAAAACACATGATTCAAAATAATTTTAAGAATTTCATCGAGGACTTTTGTGTGTAAAAATGGCAAAAGATAATCTTATAAATGAACTCGCAAATGAATTTATAGTCGGTGGAGATCCGAATAGCAAGTGCGCTGACATTATTACTTTCATTGAATCGAATTGGGGGTTCGGAATTAAACTTAGGCCGGCGCAAAGAGTCATCCTTAAAATGCTATACGGCCTTCCTCTTGATGAAAATGAAGAATTTCCCATTTATGATATTGTCAAAGAAAAGGTCATCGGAAAGTTTACAGAAAAGACATTCATAAAATGGTTGCACACAAATAAGAGATGCAACTATGAAGACACTCCGAAGAGAAAAATTAAAGAACTTGTTTTGGTAGCCGGAAGGCGTAGTGGTAAATCAATGATATCGGCTTGCATTATCGGATACGAACTTTATAAGCTTGTCCTTTTAGGAGACCCGGCGAAGTATTATGGTAAACAGGCACAGGCATCCATTAAAGTTCTTAATGTCGCTCCGACTGATGAGCAGGCCGGGGTTGTTTTTGATGTGGCGATCACGGCAATTGATCACTGCCCGATCCTGAAGAGCAGGGTCTGTAACAGGACACAGACTTATTTTAGTCTTTACACGGATGAAGATATCGCCAATGGGAAAAATAAAGCCAGTCTTTCTTTTCTCACCGGTGGTTGCAGTTCGAACGGATTACGAGGTCATGACGCAATAGTCGTATGTATGGATGAAACGGCTTTTTTTATCAGCAATGAAGCGTCAAAATATAGCGGTGAAGAAGTTTATAAGGGATTGACCCCTAGCGTGAAGGGATTTAAAGGGGACGGAAAAGTAATTTGCATAAGTTCTCCGAAAGCCAAATACGGGAAATTTTATAAACAGTTCATCACGGGTATGGAAGAAAAGGAATCCACCATCCTTTGCGTTCAAATGTACACGGCGATGATGAATCCCGATCTTATTACCAGTGAAGATCTAAAAACGGAACGCAGAAGGAACAGAAACGGATTTCTTGCGGAATTCGGGGCAGAATTTAGTGATAGTGTTTCGGCATGGGTTGATGATCCTGATGAATTTCGTTCCTGTATAGATCCGTTCTATATAAAACCGTCGAGAGGGAAAGGAGAGGTCCGGTATTATGCAGGTTTGGATCTCGGATTCAAAAATGACGGAGCCGCATTGGCGGTAAGTCATGATGAAGACGGCATTATTACATTGGATTATGCAAACGTGTGGTTCAGCGCAAGTTCTGATGTCTGGCAGGCTGAACAATCCATCTATGAAAAATGCGATAAATACAAACACCTAAGTCGTCTCCTTATGGAAGATATCGCAAAAGAAATCGAAGATGTGAATAAAAGATTCCCGATATCCGCAGGAATTATGGATAGCAAAGAAGCATATGGAATGTCAGAAATCATGCAGTCAAAGGGTATAAATTACTTTGAAGCAGTATCCACAAGTCTCTCATTTAACGCGGAAATATATGAGGTGGTAAAAAGTCTCTATACAGAAAAACTATTAAGACTGTACGACGATCCTGTCTTGATCAAAGAAGTTCTCATGTTGGAAGCCATACTTTCAGAAGGGGCTAAATCAAGATATGATGTCTGCGCGCCTGATCGTCCGGGGTGTCATGATGATATCAGTGAGGCATGGGCGCGAAGCGTCTATTGCTGTTACAATGACGTAAAGAGGACTATCAGGAAACCTACGGTCAGGAATCCCTTCTCTAAAAACAGATTGGCGACAGCGATACGATATAATCTGATTAAAGAAGGAAACGGAAGAAACGTAAGGACAGGAAATGTCAGGAGATTTTTCTAATGGATATTAAAGCATTGCAGGTCGTTGCTGAAATTGAACGAAAGCTAGAAGAAAAGAGCGCTCTAGAACAACTAAATAAGATTAGTCCATACATTAAAGATATTCCTTTAGCCGCTCAGGTGGCATCATATATTAATACTTTCAGACAGCCGATACCAGAACATCATCCGGTATTTGCATATATTGAAAATTTTAAGAAGAACCTGAATAAAAAAAATATGGAGAAACAAAAAGGAGAAACAGAAGAAGTCTCAGATTTTGAAAACACAGGATATGGAGAAGATAATGGGGAAAAGAAAACCCAGAACGCAGAAATTCTCGATATTGTCAATGATATTGATAACACGCTTAAAGAAATGGAAGAAATGAACGACAGACTTTGGTATTTCCTTGAAGATAAAAAAAACATTTTGCAATCGGATTATGAGTTCAGAAACAAATTTATGAAAATACGGTCGTACCTTAAAAGCAACAAATCAATTTTGAATAGGTTGGGGAGATAAAGATGAGTAGGAAAAACCGGCTTCGAAAAAAAATGATGGCTGAAATCAATGCGGGTTTAAAACAAGCCCAATCTTCTATTAATTTCCATCCAAGGGAAGAAATGATTATAGAAGACAATATGATTAGAAAGGCAAAACAAAACGTTTCCGACATTGAGAATCGTCTTTCCAAGAAAACGGTGTTGGCAGGAAGATCAAGAACCGCAGGAATGATGATAGACGGGTATTCTTCTACGATTAGCAATTATACCCCCGGCTTTGTATTAGAAAGCTATAGAAACAGTTATGCGTCTGGTTTGGGGATAAAATCAGGGGTATATGATATCCCGTCATTCATCACATTGATGAATTCGAAGAACGGAGGCATAATTCAATGGCCTTCCTGTCTTCAGGAAAAATTTTCATGGTTTCGCTGGTATGCAAGGAGCGATGCCCTTGTCGGGCGGGCCTTGGATCTGTTGACAGATTTGCCGAGAACCAAAATTACTTTGACAATTCCCAAATTTGTTCCGGAAGAAAGAAGATCCGAAGTAAAGGAACTTTTTGAAGACCAGGTAAGGACTCTTAATCTTTTTCAGAAAAGCGGAGACATCCTTTACGAACGTAACTGTATAGGAATGACGTATCTGTTTTGTGAATGGGATGTGGAAAGAAGGTTGTGGAAAAGGATACAAATGCTTCCACCAGAAGAAGTATTTGTTTTTGAAATCGGTTTTAGCGAAGAAAAGAGAATAGAATACCGCCCTAGACGTTACATCCAAATGTTACAGGGAAACATAAGTGATAATAATAACGGTCTAGAAGAAGAAATAGTTTCCAGTGTTCCGAAAGAAATTGTAGATTCGATTACTAGCGACGGATATATCGCTTTAGATTGGAATCATATGAACGGGAGTTTTTGCGAATGTATCTCCAGACGCAAAAGTCCTTATATGGATGTGAGTCCGTCAATTATCGACAGGATTCTTGTTCCCCTTCAGTTGAAAGATTTTTATAAGTTTACTCAACTCGCGCTGGCAAGTAGGAATATGTCCCCAAAATATCTTTTAAAAGCGCCGAATGCGACACCAGAAGAACTTGAAGATTTGCGTATGCAATGGGATATCAGCTATAATGAACCGGATTATTCCATTGCAGGAAACTATGAATATGCCATCGAAAAACTAGACAGCAGGGATAGACTTCTTGATATCAGTTCGGAAATAGAGCGTCTTGACAATGAAATATATGTCGGTTTGGGAATAACAAAGGAAATGCTGACAGGAGAAGGAAGTTATGCAGGAAGCAAGACAACCACGGATATTCTCAACACAATGTTTACTCAAGAGAGAGAAACTCTAGTGGACTTCTTCGAAAATAAGCTGTTTATTCCTATTTGTGAAGCGCGTGGATGGTACACTGTCGGCGAAAACGGGATCAAAAAATACTGGTGTCCGAAAGTCGGGTTTAATCGTCTTACAATTCGAGATAATGACGAAGTTTTCCAAAATTTGTTTCAACTCTATCAGAAAGGAAGTCTTCCTATTGAAATCATTTATGAATTGTTCAACTTGGATGTTTCTGAAATAGAAGAAAAAATTTATAAAGATTTGTTCACGGTACGGGATGCAAGTTTCAATGAACTTATTCGTAATCTTCTTAGTGAAGCCGCAAGTAATCTCGGAGAAAAATCAAACTTTTCTGAAATCGTCGCGAAATATCTTAACCTTAAGATACAAGGACAGCCTCAAGAAGGAAATGGAGAAGGTGGAATACCAGACTTCTCTTCTCTTTTGGGAGGACAAGCGGGTGGTCAGGAATCGGGTGGTCAGGAAGCACCACAGACAAGTGATGAGTCCAATAAATTCCTTCAACAGGCTTTAGCCCCTGTACTGGGTGAATCCATAACGGAAACAGGGGTCCAAGAACCATCAAAGGAAGAACCGGAAGAAGAAAAATTAGATATTAATTCCATATCTGATGCCGTTGCGGAAGAATTACCTTCAGATGCTTCTCCTGAAGAAATTATCCAAAAACTGATTTCTAAAGAAAAGCAATGGGATGATTTAACCAAATACGAGCGTGAAGTCGTTATTGATGACTGTATCCGTGATTTACCTTCTGATGCAACACCACAACAGATTCTCGAACAGATCATTATTAAAGCTGGAGGATTGTAAGGAAATGAAAAAGAATTTTAGAAAGATAATTTTGGCGGCAATAGTAAGGAAATCAAAGGAGCTTACAGATGAAGAAATCCTTAGTCTTTATCATTCCGTTAAGGAAAAACTACAAGGTCAGCCGAAACCAGGAGACCAGGCGTTAACAGAAACGCCGGGACCAGAACCCATAGAGCAGACCAAAAGTGATGAATTACCTTCAGAAGAAGAAGAAAATACGACTTCGGAAGACAGCATTGACAGTCTCTTGAAAGAATTAGGGCTTGACGAAAAAGAAGAAGATTCAACTGACATCCCGAATACCGATAAAACAAATGAAGAAATTAAACAAGAAGAACCGCCGGTTCAGGAGACAAAAGCGTCTATCAAACAGCAACAAGTACCGGAGATTACAACGGGTCAAGATCCTTTTGTTACAAAATTAAGAGATGAGAAGACAGAAGCGATGATTGAAAAACTAACAGAAAGGCTTCTAAATCAAGATGAATTCAGTCCGGACAAATTCAAAACCGCAAGTCAGGGACAACAACTAAACAGGAAAGATAAGGATTTGATGGCAGACGGAATAACCAAACCCAAATATAGTGAAGGAAAAGGAATTCGTCCGCCAAGACTAGATGACAGAGACCCGAATGCCGTAAGATATAAGAAGAATGATGAAAATAGAGACAGTGATGTCGATTCAGACCCAGACCTGAAAACGGCGGCTGGGGAATTAAATTATTGGGCTCAATATATGAAATATCTTCCAGATTCCTTGGGAGGACGAGGAGGAGAATATTATGGTCTTGATATTCCAGTAGGTATAAAACCGCCTACAGTCGGAGATAAATTTGATCTTGGTAGGTCTGGAGTGGTTGTTCAAACAGTGATAAGTCCAGAAGATATGGAAAAGGGACGTGGAGGCCCTGTGGCTAGAGCTATGAGACAAAACGGTATTGCCTATCGCGTTAACTGCTTACCGGAAGGTCATAAATGGCTATAAAAGAAATAAGACGCAGAATGTGCTCAAACAGGATATTTAATATTTTTATCTTTGTTACTTTTCTGAATGTCTGCGGGTTTTGCCAACACTTATTTAAGGGTGATGGCAGTGATGAAGCCGGTTTTGTGCCGCCGCCTGTCAGAAAAGAGATTCCGCCTGCTCCCGCTAATATGGCTGGCGGTGAAACTCTGATTCCATATCCTCCACCTCCGGCAACGCCAGCGGCGAGAACAGAAAAGAAGATGCCGCCTAGGCCACCTGTTAGAATTATCAAGTTGAAGTCAGAACACGGAGAACAGGACTGGAACGCAAGGCCGAACGATGTGAATAATTTGCTGAAAAAACTTAAGAAAGATTGTGATGTGGATGGGGATTATGAATGCCTGTTCCTTTCAGAAATAAAGATTAGCCCGTTACCACACAAGAAAGAAGAGAATCAATAATGGACATAGAGCGCATAGCTATGAAGAACGAAAATAAAAGTGGATTTGTTTATTTAGCGACCAATCTTGTAAATGGGAAAAAATATGTCGGAATAACATCTAAAACGATTGAGAAGAGATGGATCGCGCATAAAAGAGCATCAAATCTCACAAATCCTTCTAGGTGTATTTTTCATAAAGCAATTAAGAAATATGGTTTCGAAAATTTTCTATTTGAAGAAATTGACCATTTTGACACTGAAAAAGAGGGTCAGGACAAAGAAATTAACTATATTTCAGAGTTGAAAACATTTTTCCCCGAAGGATATAATATGACTAAAGGAGGAGAAGGCATTTCGGGACATAGATTTAACCAGACAGAAGACACTAAACTGAAAATATCTAGGGCAATGTCTGGGGTAAAAAAGAGCGAATCCACAAGAGCCAAGATGAAAGTTGCCCAACAAAAAATAGCCCCTCTAAAAAGAGGAAGAGTTGTTTCTACAGAAACTAAAAGAAAAATTTCTTTAGGTTTATCTAAAAGCAACAAGAACTATGCTTTTACTCAAACGAAAGAATTTAGAAAAAAAATAAGCCAGTCCCTTAAAGGTAAAAAACAAACAAAAGAAGCTGTTGAAAGAAGGACAAAGACTTTAATCGGGAAGAAAAGATCCATAGAGTTTAAAATTCAATGTGAAGAAAGAAGACGCAAGCTTTTTGAAAAAAGACTTGCCGAAATGCCTGAAAATGTTTTTTGTTCAATTAAGCTAAAAATATCTTTAAAAGAATCTTTTGGGAAAATAGCAAACTTTATTTATAGGGAATATGCTTATTCGATAGATAAAAAAACAATAGAGAAAAGATTGGAGTATTTTCTGTGATTGATATAAACAAAATAGCCAAAAAAATCATATCTTCTACTGCCGAACAGGAAGTTGAAAGATTACTAAAAGAGTTTTTACCATCGACTAGATTTAATGGTCATGTATGGGCTGTTGGAGGATATGTTATTTCTTTTGATAATATTTAAATTATCAAAAACAGAGAATTAATATGGCTTCTGTCTATAAAATCCATCTTCCATCGATTTCCTTTTGTGGGATTGAATTCGGGCATTCAAGATGGAACTCTCATCTAAAGAATTGTAATATTTGTCGATCAGAATATCTTAAGTTCAAAGAAGAAGAAAGAAAAAGATTAAACAAAGAATGGGATCAAGTTTGTCAGTGTGGTTGTGGTCAAATCACATCTTATGGAAGAAGGTTTTGTTCTGGTCATCACAAAATATCGAAAGAAGAGATCAAGAGGATGAAGGAAAGAATGATTTCTGACAATCCTATGAAAAGAGAAACGTCCAAAGAAAAAATTTCTTTATTCTGGAAGGGTCGAAAAAGAGAAATGCAAACGGGAGATAATAATGTTTCTAAAAGACCAGACGTTCGCCAAAAAATTTCTGATAACAATCCGATGAGAAATGAAGAATTTAGAACCAAGCAAAAATTAGCTTGTAATACCGAAAAAGAAAAACATAGAAGATCAGAAGTTATGTCTAATCTTCATATGTGGGATGACAAAACAAGACTAGAAAGAAGAATAGAAACATATTCTCGCAATCTTTCAGAAGGGAAATACCACAACCGAAACAATTGGGAAACTGGTTGGTTCTTCAAAAAAGATGGCACGAGAGAATGGTATGATTCGTCTTATGAAAGAAATAAGATGAAAGAATACGAATCAGAAGGAATAATGTGGACAAAGAAGCACGGAATTAGAATCCCATATGTTAATTCTTCTGGGTTGAAAACGTATTATGTTCCAGATTTCCTTATCATAAGGAATGAAGTTAAAATTATTGAAGAAGTAAAGGGATGGATGTCTGAAGAAGTTGTAACAAAAGCGAAAGTAGCTATTGACTTTTGTAAGAAGAATGGATATTATTATCGCATTCTTCTCGGCAAAGAATTGAAAACTGTCACGGAACTGAGCTTCGAAGGGAAAGAACTCATGAACGAAAATCATAAATCGCCAGAAAAGGAGGTTGAAAAATTCTTTTTAAACTTTCTACGTTATACTGAATTTTCGCATCATACTTTTTCCGTCGGAGGATATGTTAGGGATAGTATTCTTAAAAATCTTCCCAAAGACCTAGACATAGTGATAGATATAAAAGGAGGCCCTGAAAAACTGACGAAACAACTTCATGCCTTGTTTTCAAAGGAAACGACAAACCCTATAAATATGGGAAATTATCCCATTTGGCAGATTACCTTTAAGGAAGATATTATTTTCGAAGGCGAAACATATAGGACAAAAGGTGCCGTCATTGAATTTGCCGAAACTATGAAGGAAAGCTATCCTGATCCTAACAGCAGACAGAGAAGTACGGAATTTGCGGATTTGGGAGAAGATGTAAAACGTCGCGACTTCACAACGAATATGATGATGAAAGATTTGAGTAACGGAGAATTCATAGACCTTACAGGCGTCAGCAAATCTGATATTCAAAAAGGGATTCTAAGAGGACATCCAGACGTTGATTTCAACAAGATTCTTAACCAAGATGCACTTCGTATGATTCGTCTTGTTCGCTTTATTTGTAAATACAATTGGACTGTACCTCTTTCTGTTTTGAAAGCGGTCAAGGCCAATTCTTCTAGGATTCAGACGATTTCAGAAGAAAGGATCAGAGATGAACTTATTAAGATCATGAAGCTAGGAAAACTTCAAAAGGCAATCAAATTCTTTGATTCAACAGGACTCTTAAAATACATCTTCCCTGAGATTGAATCTTTGAAGGGTGTTAAACAGAATGAAAAGTTTCAGGAAGGATGTAATTGTGTTTGTAAGAATTTCGTTCCTAAATGAGGAAGATGCCTACTAACATTCTTTTTGATATGTCTGTTCATAACAGAGGTGGTTATGAATTATGGATTAACTTTTCCAACTGAATGTAAGTTATGTGGCAAAACATATTCTTCTTTTAATGTCCTACGAACTCACATCAAAACTGTTCATAAAAATGATCTCAATTATTGTGACTATTTCTTAAAATTCTATGGGATAATAATTAAGAATATAGAGAAGAAAGAATTCCTTCATTTATGTAGACTGTGTGGAAAACAAACGAAGTCAATGTCTGGACTTGGTACACACCTCAAAAACTGTCACAAGGAAATTAAGTATGACGACTATATTAAGGAAAATTTTTCAATTGATCACCACGTTCATGAACACGAAAAAATTAGGTGTGAACTTTGTGGAAAAACATATATTAATCTCTGTCAACACTTAAGATGGAGACATAAAGACTTTAATAAAGAAGACTATGAAAAAGAATTCGGGAAAATTATCTTAAAGAAAGAATACTTAGATAGAAGTTCAGGCAAAGCTTATATCTTTTCTCAGAAGATGAAAGGTTTATCCCCACTTGAAAGATTTCAATATATTTTAGGACAAGAAAAGGGATTAGAAAGATATAAATCTTGGAGAAACAATATCTCGAAAATATACAAACTTGATTGGTTTGTTAAAAAGTACGGAAAAGAAATCGGAGAAAGGAAATATCAACAACGTTGTGATAAAATCAGAAAAGAAACAAATAAGAGAAAAATTTGGCTGAACCGAAATTTATCTCCATATTCTAAGATTTCTCAAATTCTTTTTCAAGAAATTTATAAAAACATATCAGTCAAGTATAAAAGAATTTATTTTGGAGAACTTAACCATGAATTTTCTTGTGGAACTAATAGAAATTTTGATTTCGTTATAGAAGATATAAAGAAGGTGATCGAGTTTAATGGAGACAAATTTCACGTCAATCCAAACTTAACCGAAGACCAGAAACGGAAATGGAAACAGGTATATACTAACAGAACAGCGTCTGAAGTCGAAACCATCGATAGCAATAAAATAAAAAATGCCAAAGAAAAAGGATACGAATTTTTGATTATATGGGAAAGTGATTATAAGGAAGATAAAGACACCGTTTTGAAAAGATGTTTGGAATTTATTGGAGAATAGATTATGAATCCATCAGATTATTGTTTGAGAGATAGTTATTGCAAAAATTGTCGAAAGTTTAATACTTCACAGTGTCATCCAGATGTCGTTGTATTGAAACAAGGCGATTCTTTAAAACACACAATGATGGTTTTGCAGAATTCAAAGCCTGGTATTGAAAACCAATTGGCTGCGCTTCTTCACGATGCTGGTAAAGCATCTACAACCGAACTTATTGACGGTGCCATTCACAGTTACGGCCATGAAAAGGTAAGCGGAGAAATAGCAGAAGCCGTTTGCCGTAGACTTAAATTTGATACGGATGTTATTCGCAATGTCAGAAAAATCGTAGAAAACCATATGCGCCCACACGCGCTGCATGACGCAGGAACAGCCGGAATACGTAAATTTATTCGTGAAGTAGGGGAAGAACTTGTAGATGCTGTGGTTGATTTGGCAGCCGCCGATAAACAGGGTAAGATACCGAAAGGCAATAATATTCCTTCTATTCGTGAAAAGATAGAAAAAGTGAAAGCGATCAAACCCGTCACGAAGAACGATTCCATCTTAGACGGACTTGAAATTATGAAGATATTGGATATTAAACCTGGACCCAAAATCAAAGAAGTAATGTCTTTCCTTGAAGAGAAGGGAGACGAATGGATTGAAAAAGGTAAAGTCCTTGATAAGGAAACAGCGATGAATCTTATCTTAGAAAAGTTCAAAGGAGTTTAAAAATGGAAGATAATATGGAAGTGGTTGAAAGAACAGATGAAAATGTCGCGAGTTTATGGAAAACATACGCTGAAATGCTAAAAGACGCAGATGTTTTCAATGCAGTCAATGTTCCTCAACAGGCGGCAAAGGACAGAATGATAGAAATTCTTACACAGGCGATGTATCCATACCTTGAAGAATATGCGCAATGTGTTGGTGTTTTTGAACAGGGGACGGAATAGTTTTTGATATTCCTGTCTGTTTTTAGATAAACAGTGAGGATATTGGAATGCAAACAATAATCAAGACCAGAGAAATAGATCATAGTCAACTTACAAATCCTAGTCGTCTGTACTGGGAACCTGGTAAAAGGGATGTAGATTCCGATATCAGAGAAGGAAACATATATAGAAATTTCCATATACCTAGTCCGAACCCGGTGGTAGAAACGTTGTCAAGGAACGGATATGGGAATATTCATGTCTGTATTGACAATGGAACAGGAGTTTCAACAGCCCAAAGCATTCCTGCACCTGTAATCACGAAAACTTCCACTATCACTATTGTAGAAACCGGGGTACAAGGAACTCATGTTCTTAAAGAAACGGAATTAATCAATGTCAATGATGTTGCCAAAACAGCAGGCGGATGGGCTTTTGAAGAAGAACCGTAAACTTGTTCTTGGGTTTTTTTGTTTTGTTTTAACGGCATTTTTTTGTCAATCCCAGACAAGATCCTTCCCCATTCAAAACGGAAAACTAAGAAATGATTTAGATGCGGATTACAATGTCGTTACGAATTTGAAAGCGATTTCTTTTCTAGATAACGGCAGTAATGTATATATAAACGCATCTAACTTCTTATATTTATTTGAAGGATTATCTAAAAAGCTTATCAACATAGATGGAAGTTATGAATTCCTTGTGGTTAGCAATGCCAGACCTTATATGGTTACAACGAACGGAATGAAAGAAGTCACTCTTCAGGGAGATACTTCTTTTATCCGACAATACGAACCAGAAGCATTTATTTCCAATCTCACCGTGAACGGGACTCTATGGGTGGAAATGAACCAGAACATAGATACCAATGATTATTCCGTAATGTTTTCAAGTCTTACGAACGGAAGCATTTCAACGCTGAAAGCAGAAAATGTAATCCTTGGGAATTACAGACTTGATTGGAATACTATGGTTAATTTTTCATGGTCAAATACAGTACCCGTGAACATGACGGTGACGAATGACGCATATACGTCAGCAACGGAATTGACGGTAAATGAATGGACCTATTGTGTCAGGCATAACGGAAAGGTTAAATCGGGTAAGGTATATTTCAGCGTAAGGGACACCCAAGAATTGGGTTCTAAAATAATAGGGAATAATCCTATAGAGGAAATTTACGCAGTAGATACGGAGATGCTTGATCGGGATATCGATATCGTTACATATGGACATAAGGTTCAGATCATTACATCAGGAGCGGGAAATTGGTCCTTCTACGGTTTTAGCAGGGGGATGAAAGAATGAAAACAAAGATATATCTTTCGGAATCCCAATATCATGCCCTTGAAAAAAAGGACGCAGATACTGTTTATGAGACCGAAGTCAGAACGTATATCGGAGAGAATCGTGTTATAACCCAAAAAGAAGAAGATATTACAGAACTTTCTGCATTAAAAATAGGGAAGTATGTCTTTCAAGTCAACAATGAATCCGGCGTGTTGGAAATTCATGACACGAAAACAGATGATTTCTATGAACTGACAACGAACTTATCATAGGTAAAATAAGAATGAACGTAAACGGATATATGCCTGAACTTTCCTATTATCCAAAACTAGGAACGATAAAACGATCAAGCGGTAAAGGATGTCTAAATTGTATGAGAAGGAAGAACTGTACTGAATTTTATTATCTCGTCAGATTTCAGGGTATAGAAACGATTACACAGGATTTCGGAACCAGTTGCACCGCGTACTCCGAAAATCCGGAAGATAAAAGAGATCCAAAAGGAGAAGGCGAAATCTATCAAAACTGGAAAATGAATACGGATGGGATTGCACAGGAAGCCACTCAAAACGGAGAAACTAGGGTATGAGAAGATTCAAACATATGCTTACCGACGGGACTAGCCCGTTGATCAAAGATGGATTTTCTCTTGGATCTCTTGACAACGTAAAAGTGATTTCAGAGGAAGGGGAAACACAGACGCTATCAGAATATCTCGTATTGATTTCCGCATTGGCTGGAAGGGCGGCAGGCGCAGAATCTGACAACCGCATATCCGCGTTGGAAGAAATCCTTGATGTGCCGACTGTTGAATCTGATAATAAAGTCAGCATTACGATTCCAAACATCTTGACTCTCACTGAAAATCTTTCTTTGGTAAAACCTTCAGGTAGTAAGTGGATCGCTAGGTTTTACTTATCTTTTATTAATGAAGCGAGTCTTGCCTGGGAAGGAGAATCTCCTTTCATTTCAGGTTTAGCAGGAAATAAGAAGAATGTAGAAGTTATCAAATTCAGTGAAGGAAACTTTTACGTATCCATAAGGGAGATTTGACAATGCCAGCAACGTATCAAGACAATATATTCCTTCAGGAAATGAGAAAACTTGGTCTTTCAAGAGCTTATTCCACAACAAAGAACAAACTCCCGTTGAAAAAATTTGTTCAACAAGCATACGGACGCAAGAAAATTCCGTTTTCTCTTGAACTTCGGCTTACTCTCAGGGATGCCGCTCTCTCAAAAAAAGCAGTGGAAATAACATATAGGAAAATCACAACGGCGGAACTAAAAAGGTATATTATTGAACCGTATAGCTATCGCTATTTAAGGTTAAAAGTTGGAATTAGAAAAATGCTCTTCGGATGGGATATGAAGGAAAAAAAAATAAAGTCATTTTCTCTTTCTAATATAACTGAAATAAAACCTACGGAAAAGAAATTCTCTCCTAAATTCCCGATAGAGATAGGAAGATTTATTTCACAAACAAAAACGGTTATCAGATAATTTTTGATAATCTAGATAAAGTATAGTCGAAATAAGAGGTGTAATATGGTAGAAAGAAGGTCTTCCGTTGATAGATTCCTAAAGAAATTTTCAGATACTCTGGGTTTCGGAGTCAATGATTTGGTAAGTTACGCGCCGACAGGACATAAGGTGATCGGGATAGTTGTAGATTTAGACCCAAAGATAAGAAAAATCTACGTGGACTGGGGCGGTTGCGGAAACATCCATCAGCATGATCCAGAAGAACTACAGATTACGATGCTTCAGGAAAAATCAGTTAAAAATAAGATGGCAGACGTTAAGATAAAGAAAATTACGGCTTCAATGGTCGGTGACGTTTCTACTACGGATTTTATTGACCCGGTGACAGCGGACCTGTTGAACAAACAATTTGCAGCGGAACTTTCCAATTCGGCGTTTTACCGTTGCTGTGCGTCTTGGTTCGGTAATAACGGTTATCCCGGCTTCGAAAAATATTTCCTTCGTCAGGGAGACGGAGAAGCTGAACATGCGATGAAGATATACACATTCCTTTCTGAAGCAAGCGTCCGTGTCGCTTTCCCTGTCATAAATGACCAGCAGATTGCCACAGATTTGAAAACCATCATCAAACAGACATTAGTGAAAGAAACAGAAACGACAAAAAATTGGCAGATTATTTCAAAGTCCGCTGAAACTGGGAATAACGTGGCAGTCATAGAACTTTGTCAATGGTTCATGAAAGAACAAATGGAAGAAGAATCCAGTATAACAACCCTCTATCAGAAGACTATGAATATTCCCCTTAGTGGCGGTTTGGAAACGATAGATATGCTTCTGAGAGAGAATGACCCTATCATTAAGTAAAAAAGGAAAAGAAATGAATATTTGTCAAAAACTTATTTTTATCGCCAAATTGATTCAAGCTGATACAAAATATGAGTATGATCCAAATCATGGAAATAAACCATTAGGAAAAGACTGGGGATGGACAAATGCCAGTTGGTCTAATGATCAGGACTATATCTGGGACCCGGAACATAAGAAAAATCCAGGAAGCGGTTATAGGCGTACAGATAAGGGTTGGTCTAAATCAGACGGAGAAGGGAACATTACAGAAATGAAACAGGAAAAAAAGATTATTAATCCTGTCAAACCCACAGAAGAAGTTAAACTTCAAGAGAAGGAAAAACCGACTTATGTAAATCTCTTTAAAAAGAGCAAATCTCCGGAGATGAAGTCCGCAATTTCTATCCTCAGAAAGAAAAACAAGGGTTCAATCCTTGATGATAAGGCAATACTTGAAATTCTTCAAGACCCGATTAACTTGGAGGATCTAAGCCACAAGGAAAAAGCCGCGATGGTTGAATTCTTCGAGATGAAGCAGAAGCTTTGGATAGAAGCTATGGAATCTGCTGATCCTCAATCAGAGGGACATGCCGTGGTAAAACAGGGAATTAAGAATATAGAAGAAATCATTTCTAAACTTTCAACTTCCGAAGGAATTGAGAAAACTCCACAACCATCTGAAGTCACATCAAGGCTTTTTAAAGAACCCGGAATGGTAAGTCCCGCCGACAAGCCGAAAGTTATTCAGACGTATAAAAACTGGCTTGCCGTCAACAAAGACAAAGAAGACAAAGACACACAAGCTATGGTTTCTGATGCTAGACTTGCGATCAAGATGCTGGAAGGCCCACGTTTCAAAAAAGCGGACCCGAAGCTTTCAGGAAACCTTATGTATCTTGTTAAGGATAATGATTTAGGAGACGAACTCCAAGAACTCGCTGGTTTTAAGGAAACTATCAAGAATCATCCTCAAATGTCTAACAAGGAATACAGAGACCGAATAAACCAAGGGATACGTTTGCCAAGAAGTCAAGCTCAGCTTAAACAGGCTTTCATTACGAATATGAACCCGATGAATTACCCGGACATGCAGGCTTTCCAAGCCGCGAAACAAAGGGTTCAGAAAATGGATATCAATGATTTCGGCAAGCTTTTGGCAAGCCTTAATTCAGAGGAAGAAGAAAATATCTAAGTTTTTCACCATTCCGGTAAAAATAAGGAATAACAAATGTACTTCTGTAAATCTCCGAGAATATATGTTCTAACCCGCAGAGAACGAAATACAGGAATCTATGTTTGTCCTTGGTGCGGTAAAACATTAAAAAAAGAGCCTCTTTCTAAATCTGAGAAACTTTTTAAATGTAGGTCTTGTCGCTTCAAAATAACAGGGAGAGATATCGTGAAGGAATACCCAAATAGGAAAATAAACATTGACATTGAAATAAAGAAGATTGCAAAGGTCATTGTTTCAGAAACAAAAGAAGAAAAAGACCCTTTTGTCTTCGCTAAAAGCAAAGCCCATCAAATTTTTGAAAAAGCTAAAAAAGTAGACAACAACGTTTCTCAATGGGAAATCACGACAGAAAAGCAATCACCAGAATCATACAAGTTCAATGCATCCCCGCGAAAATCCGGAAATGATGCTGTCATTGCTATCGAAGTTACCAAAAGAATCCAAAAAAATTTTGGAAAAGACATTGATTCTGTCTTCTTTTCTATTTTAGTAAACGGTGGAAAAGAAGATTTTAGTATGCAGACTTCCAATATTTCTTCTGTAAAATCTCTTTTCGACAAAATTTTGAGGAAAGATTTCACGGAATTTTTTTCTACGAAATCTAAAAATAAGATGAAGGAAGTTAAAGAATTTATCAAGTCCAAGTTTCGTCTTACCCCAGATGAAGAAGACGAAAACAGTCTTTCTTATTCCACAAGAGATCATGGAGATATCGGGGAAGAAACACCTGGCAAGGAAGATATAGAGTTTATCAAGGCAGTTACCAGAGAAACCAAATCGAAATTCCAGGATTTGAAATTCCAACCTGAAATAATCGATGAATGGGTTAATCTGACAATTAAATTTTGATAACGTATTTCATTGCTAAAGCATGAGGTTATTCAAAAATGAGCAACATTCCAAGACATTTATCAGTTTCTAATAGGGAAACCCTTCTTAACACAGGGAGAGACATTCCCGTTACTAATGTCAAAATTCTCCAAGATCCACAAAACGAATGGAAGAAGATTTGCTATGGAAAATCCAGAGTCGCCCATAGCATTGAAGTTGATTGGAAACGCTTCAATTTGAATGACTATATTTTTACACATGATTCCATCGTGTCTAGTGTAGAAACAGAAGCCAATGGATATTACATCAAGCCCGTATGTTCTAAAATTGTCAATCTTAACGGGAATGCTTGGACAAACGCAGTACTCCTAGCCACTTTCAGAACATTTGTAGGAGGCTATAATTTCCAAGAACATATACAAATTCCAAGCCAAAGCAAGGGTACTATTCTTGATGCCGTTCTTCGTCCTTTTCAATATAGGGATGAAAAGGGAAATATTGCCAATGTCTATATTTGTGACATTCTCGTTGCTACAAGTAAATGCAATTGGGATTTGGTTCAGGATATTCAGACCGGTAAATTAAGAACACTTTCGATGGGAACTCAGTGCCGCCAGATCCAATGTAGCCGGTGTGGTAAAATTTTCGCTGATGATGAAGAAAGTTGCGATCATATCAAGTATGAACTTGGCCAGACGTTTATAGATGAAAACGGAATAGAACGCGTAATCGCCGAACTCTGTGGATGCAGCTATTGGGATGACGTGAAAAAGGAATGGATTGGAGATCCTGAATCCAACACCTTCATTGAAGCCAGTTGGGTTAAGCACCCGGCGTATGTCGGTGCGGTTGTCAATCATTTCATTAATCCTAAGAATGTAGATCCTTCAGCCTTCCGTGCAGCGAGTATTGAAAACGCAATTCAGAGCCTTTTCAATGTCAGGGTAGCGGATAGATACGGAAGAATAGCAAGAAGCATCTTGACTCAGGAAAAAGATGTTTTGAAAAGACAACAGATGATTGATAACATCATTCGTGGCAAATAAGGAGTGGTCATGCAAAAAGAACTTACAAGAATTTCAAAATTGATTTTGTCTGATTATCGTTACGATCCCAATCATGAAAATAAACCGAAGGGTTCGGGTTGGTTAAGAACGGAAAGAGGATGGACTAACGTATTTCACAAGACACCGAAGTCCCAAAATCCAGACAAGACAGAACATAAATCTGATATTCCTGAAATCAAAGTCAAAAAACCCCCTGTCCCTCAGATTTCAGAAAACAAGAAAAGACTTACTGCTTTCTTGGAACAGGCAGACCGTAGAGGTTTAGTAGACCGGGATACAGATGGAAAAGCTGTTGTCGAACAGAAGGATATCGACAGAATAAATTCAATGGTTTTTAAGGCAAAGGGGAATGAAGATAAGGTAAGGATGTATGTTAAAAATATGTCAGGTGCCATTACTGACCCCAAGAAAGATATTCGTAGAGGACTTGCCGCCTTCCACGGACTGAAAGATGAATTCGGTAAAGAATTCGCTTGGGAAATGGCATCGGTCTTCATCGGAAATGGATTAAGTCTATAGACTTAATTTACAAAATCCTTGATTTCAAATCAACTTACGGATTTCACAATAAGATGTAATTAGTTCTAATTCAACTAGTTGCATCTTTTTGTTTTTGCGTAAATAGGGGAAAACTTACTTTTTTTGATAAATATTCACTAGGTTGTAGTGTAATTGTAGGAAATTACACTAGCGACAAACCCTGTCGGGGAGTCGCGGACGTAAAAAGAACGGGCAATCCCCGAAAAGGAGAACAACAATGTCACTCAAACGCTTGGCCGAAGCAATGGAAGGTATCGCCGACGAAGCAGAATCAAAGGAACTTGATCAGGTTCTTTCTGACTTCGGTGGTGATGAAGATAAGGCAGTTCCTGCTGCTGTTTCAACAGAAGACGAAGATGAAGCGATTGTCGCACGTCTTGCATCTGCTACTGATGATTTTGAAATTTCTGGAATCAATTCTGGAGATGAAGATGAATTTTCTCAAGTACAGACCAACGGTCTTGGAAGGGAAGATAAAGCTGATTATGGTACTGTCGCGGAAGCCGCAAAGAAGTTTGCGTTCTGCGCACGCAAACTTGCAAGTCTTGAAGAAGAAGCAAAGAAAGATCCTAACGGAAAGAAATATATGTCCGCAATCGCCGCGATGACACGTATCCTCACACGTAAAGCTTCTGCTCTCAGAATCGCCGTTTCTGATAAGACTCCTTTTAGCGGAGACCTCGGGCATGACGGAACAAGGGATGAAGCAGAATACGGAGAATATGATGCCGTCAAGCCAGCGATGGATTCTGAAATTCAGAGCACTTCAGCCCCTTGGAAGACTGATAAGCATGATGAACTTGGTTTGGGCATTCCCAAAGCCGAAGGGGAAGTCACCCGTGAAGCAATGGAAAAGACCGCCGCTAACCATTCAATCCGTTTGGCAGTTTGTTTGCTAGGTTCAAAAGCTCCTGAAGACATGATTCAGGCACAGGCCGGTGAATTCTTCGCGCAGATGAAACTCGCAAGTATCGAACGCGCTATTAAGCGTGTTGCGGAAACAGAAACTCTTTATTCCCCTGAAACCACAGCCGTCAACCCAGAAGTCGTTCCTTCAGGTCCGGTTACTACTGTCGAAGATTCCGCTAAGGAACTCAGCGCGTCAACAGAAGAAATTCCTTGCGAAAAGAAAGAAGAAGAAGTCCCGGCAGTGACTCCTGTTGCTTCTTCGGAACTCCCGGCTCCGGAAGAAAAGAAGGATGAAGAATTTACGGAAGACGAAAAGAAGGAAATTGACGGAATGACCGCCGCAATTGTTGCTCGTCAGGCTAAAATGCGTGAAGCCGCAATTGCCAAGGCGAAGGCTTTGATTGCCGCTGAAGTTCCTGTCGCAGATCCTGTAGCAGATCCTGTCGTAGAAGACAAATCTAGCGAAGTTTCTGTTGAAAAACCTGAAACGGATGAAATCGCAGAAGCCGTAGCTCCTGTTACTGCGACCGAATCAGTTCCTGAAGCACCTGTGGAAGAGGAAGAACTTGACTTTTCAACAGGAAGCAATGAAGAGGCGACTAGCATCCCTGAATTGGAAGCATGCATTGAAATTCCTAAAACAGAAGTTAAGCCGGTCATCGCTTCTAAAACTGAAGCTAAACCTAAATTCGCGCAGACGCTCGGCGGAACTCCACGTTTGGCATCTGTCAAAAAAAGCGGTCTTGAAATTCTTGAAAACCTCTGGGTAAAGCCGGGTGAAGAATTCTTCGGTTAAGATAACCTTATGGGCGGGTACTTTCATACCCGTCATGATTTAAACGGAAGTTTCCGTTTGTAGGATTTACAAGCCTTATCGGCTTGTATTGGCAACGTGGCTAAGTGGCTTCGTTGGGAAAACAAAACAAAGGAGATAACGATATGTTACAGTATCTTATTCGTTCACAGAATGATGCTATCAAGGTATTGGCCGCATCCTGCTTCACAAAGCAGAATTATGCATCCGATTACGTTAATGATACCATCTCAAACATCACACCTAACGGTGTGTTGGGCGGTTCCGTTGCTGCATTGAGCGCGGATTACATGGTTGTTGCCGGTAACGGCGTAAATACCCCTATTGGTCTATTCGTCAATGACGCGGCCGGTATCGCGTGGGAAAATAATCAGGCAAGGGCTTCAAACAAACTCACCATCGCTAAAGGTCTTCCTTCAGTTGAAGTTGATGTTTATGAAACTCACGACATTTATGGTAGCGAAATTACCTATGTGATCGGGGACAAGCTTTATTGCTCAGCAAACGGTTTCCTCACCAATGAGGAAAGTGCAGAAGGTACGGTTATCGGTATCCTCACAAAGGTTCCGGTTCTTCCAGGCAGCCCGGCAATGGGCGTCGATTTGCGCATCTAAGGCACTAACCTAAAGGAGTAAAAAAATGGATATCTCAACAGCTTCAAAGTATCAGACCATCGCTAAGTACATCAAAACAGGCGAAGGTCGTTCCCGTATCGCGGCAAGCTTCACACAGCCCCTGCGTCAGCGTCGTGACTATCAGAGTGTCGGTCGTAGAGCCTTCTACGTCGAACAGCTTCTTGACGGCCAGCTCCCGATCTGGGATAAGGATGCGAACGTAACAGCATTCGTCATCGGTGCGGAAGGTCAAAACATTCAGTGCGTTCAGAAACCGCCGCGTGTTTTCTTCGACTTGTTCGAAATCGCCAGCAATCCTGAAATTTCCATCACAAAGATCCGTGAAAAACGCTTCGATGTTTTGGAACGTTCCCTTGACCTCGCCCGTAGCGCGATCATGGCACAGGAAGACCGCTATGTGTTCGCCACAATGGACGCTTTGGCGGCATCTGCTACCAACCCGAATCCGGTTATCCAGGTCACTGGTAACTTGACTTCAAACGTTTTGATTGACGCGAAAGCGGCTGTCGAACGTAACGATATCAGGGTAGCGAATATCTTCATGAACGCAAAGGATTATAATGATCTTTTGAAGTTCGACCGTGACACCCTCAGCCCTGAGTACCAGACTCAGTTGCTCAAGAACGGCCTCATGGCCAATATCTGGGGAATCAACATCATCGTCAGCCGTATCGTCGCCGAAGGCGATGTCTATGTCTGCGGTGAACCGGAATTCTTCGGACGTATCCCCGTTCGTCAGGACCTCACCGTCCTTTCAGCGGATGACCCTCGTAACCGCATGGTCGGCTTCTCGGTCTTCGAAATGATCGGTTGCGGCTTGTGGAATCCGTTGGCGATGAGCAAGATTCAGATTACCCGCGTGTAAACCACGTAAGTAGTTTGATTTGAACAACTTGTGAAGCCCGCTGGGAATAAAAACCCAGCGGGTTTCTTCTTTTTTGTCTTAAGGAGATTCATTCACTTTATCGATAATAGAGACATAGAAACTTTCTTCTTTACACAATCATTCCTCGGTTCGGTTAGATTCCGATATTTTTCAATATCCATTTCTATTATTATAAAAATAAAGGAATCCGTCCGAAGTATGAAAATAAATATAGAAGAATTGAGAAGGCTTTATGTTTTAGAAGGTCTGACAGATGCGGAAATCGGTAAACGTTTCAGTGTTTCAGATGTGTGTGTAAGCCAATACCGGAAGAAGGCTGGAATCCCCACCGTAAGTCATCGGGATAAAATTTCCAAACAGGCAATAGAAAACGGTTTGACGGATATCCAAAAAATTGATAAAACGGAATTAGAAACCATGTATCTTAAACACGGAGAAAGAAAACTCGGGGAGATATTCGGGTGTAGCAAGCAATTGATAAAAACAAGGCTTATGGAATTGGGAATCAACCCTCTATCCAAGACCGACAGGATTCTTAAAACCTGCCCACTTCAATTTACAGACTTGCAGAAAGATATTCTTTACGGATCTCTTTTAGGTGACGGAAGCCTTACGACGGTTGGAAATTCCGCAAGATTTAGAGAATGTCATTGCATGGCGCAGAAAGCTTATCTAGAATACAAACACTCAGTCCTTAACCCGTTTTCCAAACCGATAGGAAGGGCTGACAAAGAAATGC